TTGTTTCATTACCAGAACTAGAAGGTTGTATTGTAACTTGGGACTTTATGGAAACAATCCATAGTAGAAGTTATACATACATCATAAAAAACTTATATTCTAATCCTAGTGATGTATTTGATACAATCATTAAAGACGAGAAGATTGAAAAAAGAGCACAATCAGTAACTGAATTTTATGACGACTTAATTCTAATAGGACATAAATGGCATTTAGATAAGAGTAAAGTTGATGAGTATGAACTAAAGAAAAAATTATGGAAAGCTTTGATTACAGTAAACATATTAGAAGGATTAAGATTTTATGTATCGTTTGCTTGTATTTTTGCTTTTGGTGAATTAAAACTATTAGAAGGTTCAGCAAAGATTATATCGTTTATCGCCAGAGATGAAAGTCAACACTTAGCAGTATCTCAAAGAATAATAAACAATTATAGAGATATTGAAAATGATAAAGTAATGAATAAAGTAATGAAAGATACTGAAAAAGAAGTCTATGCAATGTATGATGAAGCAGTACAAGAAGAAAAACGTTGGGCAACATATTTGTTTAGTCAAGGTTCTATGATTGGTTTATCAGAAAAATTATTACATCAGTTTGTTGAGTACATGGCAAACAGAAGAATGAAAGCAATTGGTTTAATACCAGCATATGACCAAAAATCTAATCCATTACCTTGGGTTGACCATTGGTTAAATAGTAGAAGTACACAGAACGCACCACAAGAAACAGAAATAGAAAGTTATGTTATTGGTGGTATTAAACAAGACGTTAAGAAAGATCAATTTAAAAAATTTAAACTATAATGATTGAAAAAAGACCAAAAACTTGTTCTAGTTGCGAAACTAAATATACAGTAGAATGGGATATAGAGGTACAAGACCTTGAACCATTGACTTGTCCATTTTGTGGACGTGAGGTAGAGGAACTAGATGAAGATGAAGAAGATACAGTATGGACAAACGAATCCGAAGACGATAGTTGGGATTGATTATAGTTTAACAAGTCCCGCCGTTTGTATTAATCATAATGGCGAAATAAACTTTTATTACTTAACTAGTAAAAAGAAGTACATAGGTGAGATGTCAAAGAATATTATGGGTACTGAACACAGTGAATATAAAACTCCTATAGAAAGATTTACTCATATTTCTACTTGGGCAGTCAACACATTTCATAAATTAAATTACATTTCCAACAACTTAAAAATTTTCATAGAAGGCTATTCATTTGGATCAAAAGGTCAAGGTGTATTTCAAATAGCTGAGAATGGTGGTATTCTAAAATATAGATTAGAACAGCTATCAATACCCTATGAGATATTCCCTCCTAGTGTAATTAAAAAAGTTGCTACAGGAAAAGGTAACGCTGATAAAGATAAAATGTATGAGGCGTTTGTCAAAGAAACTAAAATTGATTTGAAAAAAATATTTGATACAGAAAAGGTTGGTAATCCTATTTCTGATATTGTAGATAGTTATTTTATACAAAAGGTTGGTAATGATATTTGTATTTCAGACTAAAAATCCCTCATTTAAATTTTTAAAGGCATTTGCCGATAATTCAGGACACAAAGTAGAAGTATTTAAAAATATCAAAGGTGAAGGAGAAGAATTTTTTAATTATTCTTGGCCTGATTTTGAAATGAATAGTGATGTGGAGTTTTGTTTTCAAGGACTGATTAGAGGTGCAGAAAAATTAAAAGCATATATGAAAACAAACAGATGGTATTATTTTGACCAACCTTACTTTTATGGCACTCACTATATAAATCACAATGATTTTGGAGACCAATGGTATCGTATTAATTTAAACAACATACAAACAAACAAAATTAGTGATAATGAGAAACATTTAGATAGATATAAAAAACTATTAGATAAATCTAAAAGAGAAATAGAACTGAAAAAGTGGAGAAAATCAGGTGAACATATTTTAGTAATACCACCTAGTTACCACACAGCTAAATGGTATGATATAGACGAAGAACAATGGATTAAAGATACAGTAAAAGATATTAAAAAACATACTGACAGGCCAGTAAGAGTAAGATACAAATATAAAAACGGTGTTAAGTTTGGTGATAGAGTTGATAAAGATAATCCATTACAAAATGATTTAAGAAAATGTCACGCTATTGTATCTTTTCATTCAATGTGTGCCTCTCACGCTGTTAGAGAAGGCGTACCGAGCTTTTGCAGTGAATATTCACCAGCTGCTCCTGTTAGTTTATTATTAAATCAGTTAGATAAAATAGAAAATCCAATTAAGCCTGATAGAGAAAGATGGATGGCCACATTATTAGGTTCACAATTTACATTATCTGAAATGAAATCAGGTTTTGCTTATAGGTATTTAAATGATTAGAGGTAAATCAAGTAGTGTTACGATAAAAGGCGACACCGTAATAAAACAATTTGATAAGGTACAAAAGAAAAATTATGTAAGAGGTACAGGTTATCATTGTTGGTTAAGAGAGTTAGAATGTTTAAAAAGACTACAAGGACACCCTAACTTTCCTAAATTAATTGACTATAATGAAGATGATTTAACTATAACTATGGATTATTGTGGTGAAAAATATGTAGATGATAAACCAAGGCCAGAGTTAGTACCACAAGTTTACAAAATTGTAGAGGCATTAGAAGATAACAATTTAAAATTTACTACAACAAAGTTTCCTTTTAATGATATACATATAAAAGACGGAGTATTAAAAAAAATAGATTTTGAAAATACACTACCTGAAGGCAGCGATAATATAAAACTGTTTAAGGAGTTGTTTATAAATAGTCAACGAGAACTATTTGACATACAAAAGTTTGAAAATGAATTAAAAAAACTAGTTGAGGTGAATGATATGAAAACAGACTGGAACAATTATCAAGCGACAGGTAAAGGTAATAATGCCAATGACCGAATTGATAATTTAAATTTAAGACAATACGCTGGTAAAGATAAGACTTTACTAGACCTAGGCGCCAACCAAGGCGAGTTCGGTGTAGCCCTTGCCGAAGACTTTAATAAAATAGACGCATTAGAACCCTTTGTAGAGTGTCCATTTGATCTACCTGAAAATATGAAATGGATAAAAAAAGGATTTAAAGATTTTATATCAGAAAATCCTAATGATTATGATGTAGTATTTTCTTTTGCTATGACAATTCAAGTTAGAGATGAAGATGGTTTAAATGAAACTGAAATAGCTAAAGGCCATTTTGATTTAACAAAATCAGGTGGTGTAATGATATATGAAACACAAAAATTATTTGGTAGACCTAAAAATCAACAACACGTAGATAAAATGTTAACAGCGTTTAGAAATGTATATGGCACAGAAATAAAATCTGGAAGTGCTAGAGATTCAGGTAAACGATTATATTACGTATTTAAAAAACAAGGATAGATTATGAATGAACAAGAGTTACTTACTGAAATAAAAAGATTAGAAGGCATTTACCTACAACCTCAAAAGTTTAAACAATATAAAAACTACTGGTTACCAGAAAACATTGTAAAAGAAAGTAAAAATGTATTATCTTTAGGTGTTCATAGAGATGTTGGTTGGGAACAATCAATGTTAAAAGATAATCCTAATATGAATATACATTGTTATGATCCTACACCTGATAGTGTTAAGTTATTTGAAACTAATTTTGAAGGTAAAAATAATATGACTTTCCATCAAATAGCTTATAACAGACAAAACGGTAAAATGAAATTTTATTATGATAAGAACGATTTATCAAAGTGTTATTCTCTATTACCTCTGCCACAATTTGGTGAAGACCCAGCTTACATTGAAGTAGATTGTAAAAATTTAAAATCAATTATGGAAGATGATATGCCTCAACCAGACATAATAAAGGCCGATATAGAGGGTGTATGGTGGGATTTCTGTAGTGAGATTTTAACTTATGATGTTCCTTTTAAAGCATTTTTAATAGAATTTGAAGTTAAATTAATAGATAATGATACTAGTTTAAAACAGTATGAACAGATGTTAAAAGACCTTAGCAACAAATATGACGTATATTTAAATAGGCCTAGAAATAAATGTTTATCCGAGGTTGTTGTTATTAGAAAATAATATGAAGATTGTTGTATATCATAAATCAACAAATTCAAAATACCAACAAGGTATATTAAAAAATCTTTATCAATCTTTAAGAGATAAAGGTCACGTAGTAACTTATTGGAAAGAAGATAGTTATTGTGACGCTGATGTGGCTGTAATATTTGGCTCTTGGAAAAAGGTAAAAGTTCCAGAAGGTGAAGAAATACCTGATAATGTAAAACATCACGTCTTAAAAAATAATATTATAAGACAACAAGGTAATAAACCTACAGTTGTAATTGAAACTCCCTTACTAGGCAGAAAAATAACAGATAAACACGAACAACATAGATTTGGTTTAAACCATTTTATGTATAAACTAGCTGACTTTAAAAACAACAATTCAAAGTCAGATAGATTTGATAAACTAGGTTTAAAAATAAAACCTTGGAGAAAACCTACAGATGACGGCCATATTTTAATCGCTTGTCAAAATTTAAATGACGCCTCACTATTTGGTATAAACTTTTCTTTATGGTTGACTAATACAGTAAAACATTTGTTAATGAGAACTAAAAGAAAAATAGTTATTAGAGATCATCCTGAAAACAAAACATCATTAAAAAAGATTTTAAATAATTTCTTTTTAGCACATACAGACCAAGTTGAATATCATACTTCAGGTACAATAATAGATTCATTAAAGAATGCTCATTGTACGGTTTCTTATACAAGTGGTTCAAGTATAGATTCTATATTAGAAGGGGTACCTGTAATACCTGGTTCAGAATATAACTTTGTTTATGATATTTCATCACATACTTTAGATGATATTGAAAATCCTAAACTTGGAGATAGAAAACAATTATTATATGATTTAGCATACGCTCAATGGTCAGTACAAGAGATAGAAAAAGGAACAGCGTGGGAGCATTTATTTAATGAACATAGCCGTAGTAACAACTCTTAATAAAAAACTATACAAGGCATATGGCCATAAGTTTTTTGAAACTTATAATTGGCCATTTGATTTAATTGTTTATAGTGAAGATATGATAGATATACCAAACAGTAATGTTATTGTTAGAAGTATATATGATGAAGTACCAGAATGTGAGGAGTTTGTTAAGAGAAACATACATAGACAACCTATCAGTCAATTTGGTGTAAAGAGTAAAGACTTTGTTACAGATGGTGTCCGTTTTTGTTATAAAGTTTATTCATATACAGATTACTTAATTAATAATGAAGACTATGATGGTATTATTGGTATTGACGCTGATAGTATTTTTTATAAATCAATAGATATAGATTGGATTAAAAAACATATCCATAAAGAAGATTGTATGATGGCCTACCTTGGTAGAGGTACAGATTATTCTGAATGTGGTTTCTTATATTGGAATATGAAACACAAACAAACAAAGGCCTATGCCAAAAGAATGAAATCTTTATACGATACAGATGACATATATAATTTAAAAGAACAACACGATAGTTTTATATGGGACTATGTTAGAAAAGAGTTTGAAAGTAAAGGTACAAAAAATAATAATTTAGGTGATGGAAGGCCTGGACACGTTCAGGCAAGGTCTATTTTGGGTGAAATTTACGACCACACAAAAGGACCTAGGAAGTTAAAAGGTCGTAGTCCAGAGGCAAGAATATGATAAACATTTTTATAGGTTATGATGAGGGAGAAAAGATTGCTTATCACGTATTATCAGAAAGTATTAGGCAAAAGTCTAGTGAGCCTGTTGCTATAACACCACTAGATTTATCAACTACAAAAAATATATTTACAAGAGAAAAACAACCTAATCAATCTACTGAATTTGCCTTTAGTAGATTTTTGGTACCCTATTTGTCAAACTATGAAGGCTGGTCAATCTTTATGGATTGTGATATGTTATTAAGAACAGATATTAAAACATTATGGGATATGAGGGACGACAAATATGCCGTTATGGTTTGTAAACACGATTATGAACCAAATCAAAATGCTAAGTTTAGAGGTGCTAAGAATGAACCTTTTCCTAAAAAGAATTGGTCTAGTATGATGATGATGAACAATGCCAAGTGTAAAGCATTGACACCTGAATTTGTAAATACAGCCACAGGATTAGAATTACATCAATATAGATGGTTAGAAAGTGAAGAATTAATTGGTAGCTTACCATTGACTTGGAACTGGTTAGTTTCAGAATATGAACATAATGTAATGGCAAATAATGTACACTTTACTTTAGGCGGACCTTATTTTAAAGGCTATGAAGATAGTGATTATGCTGATGAATGGTTTAATGTTTATACTAATATGGTTAAAATAGAATTATGATTATAACACATAAACTAGCTTGGGATAAATGTTTATCTCATCAAATCTGGCCTGCTATAGAAAAAGGTTGGAAAGATGAAGATAAACCTATACACTTCTTTTGGGGTTTAGGTGGTAGTAATACAAAACTAATTGCTGAAGTCACAGAAAAGAAAGAAGAATGGTGGTATGTAGATGTAGGTTATCTAACACAACAAATCACACGTTATCCAGAACCAAAGATACACGATTTAGATAAAACATATTTTAGAATAGTGAGAGGTGGCCTCCATACAATTAGAGGTAAAGTTGGTAATGGTAAAAGATTAAAACAATTAGATAGTAAAGGTATTGATGTAAAATTTAAGGGATGGTATACAGGTGAAACAAATCATATATTATTAGCACCATCATCACAAACTGTAACTTATAATGTAAATGGTATAAGTCAAGCAGATTGGATTAAACAAGTAACCGAAGAATTAAGAAAGCACACAGACAGACAAATTAAATTAAGAAATAAACCAAGACCAGGAAATGAGTGGTGGAATACAGACATAAAAGATGATTTAAAAAATTGTCATTGTTTAGTTACAAATGTTAGTTTATCGGCCATTGACGCTGTATTAAATAAAGTGCCTGTTATTACACACAACTTTAATATTTGTTCACCTATCGCAGGTAGAGATTTAAGCAAGATAGAAAAACCTTTAAAACCTGGTCATAAAACAGTAGATGAATGGTTGAAGTTTGTAGCCGAAAATCAGTTTACAATACCAGAGATTGCTGATGGTACAGCATATAAAACTTTACAAGAACAAAAGGTATGAAAATAAGATATTATCAACATATTAATGGTGCCAGATGGATTGGTTTTGGTCTTGCTATGATGAGTGTTTTTATATTATCAAGTGCGAACATAGCAACTCAATGGGTTGGTTGGTTGTTAAGTGTAGTATCTTGTATAATGTGGGTTTATTTTGGTTATAAAGATAGAGATTGGGCAAGAACATTAATGGAGTTAATGTACCTAGTTATGAGTATGAGAGCAACTTATAATTGGTTGGTGATATGAATTTTGTATGTGTAAATTGGGGTTTAAAATTTAAACCTATCTATGTACAAAACTTGTACAATATGGTACAAAGACATTTAAAAATACCACACAAGTTTATATTATTTACAGATAGAGAAAAGTTACATAAGAATATCACAGGTGATAATTTTGAAATAAGAAAACTACCATTTGAAGAATATAAAGGATATTGGAATAAATTAACGTTGTTTAGTCCAGAGGCCAATTTAAATGGACCTTGTCTTTATATGGATTTAGATGTAGTAATAAAAGATAACATTGATTGTTTTGCCAATTATGGTGATGAAGATAGTTTTTGTGTAATGAGAGATTTTGGCCAACCACAGACTTGGTACAATTCTAGTATATTAAGATTTAATAATGTAAATGCTACAGACTTTATATGGAAGCCTTTTCTAAAAAACAAAAGTAAAGATATGACTTTACAAGGTGACCAAAATGTAATAACAAATTACATCAATAAACAACCTGGTGTTAAAAAGATGAAGATATTTCCAGACACCTGGACACAATCATATAAATGGTTAGACCGTAGTCAGACCAGATTTCACAAAAGAACTTGGACCTTTGAAGAATCACCATTGGCCAAAGTGGCCATATTCCACGGCAATCCAAAACCACACGAATCAGACCAGAAATGGGTCAAAAATCACTGGAAATAGAACTAAAACCACCCTTCCCTACGAATGTTCTGGTATTGTTCTTCTAAAAAGTCAATAAAATCAACATAAAATAACGCTTGACTTATAGGCCAGGTATGATAT